ACCCGTTGCAGATGAACTTGGATATGCTTCACGGATGAAGTTCACATCTTTGTTTAACAAATAAACATAGTCGCCGTTGGTGTCAATCACTGCCAAAGAATATGTAGACAGGAAGTCGCCGGGAGCGGATAAATATTTATTGTTTGCCGACAAAGTACCCGTCATGTTTCTACGCAAATTGGCGATCTGAACAGTGTTGTAAATACGCTGCTCCGCCTGCCGAATGAACGTGTCCATATCCACCGTGGGAAACGTGTTCTCACAGTAATCTGAAACCAACGTGACGAGTTCGTTGTATGTCATGCCATCGGGCCTCTACTCATAACGCCTTTGGTAGCTGCGCCAGTACCACGCATCTTGATACCAGTTGTCTTTGCTGCTGGCTGTGCGCGACGATAAACGTTACCTACAGCCATATTGACTGTTCCGGCATCGCTGTGGTCAGAACCTGAACCGGGGTTTTCAGAAGCTTTAACAACCTTACCAGTCATGGTGTGTGGTGTGGCGTAGACCTTGGCATCACCAACTTCTTTACCCATCATTTTTTTGCTAAATGTAGCCATGATTAGCCTCGTTTCTGTGCGGCAATTTTTGCCAAGTTACGGCCCATAGACAACATGTCGGCGTTGGTTTTACCCTTACCTTTGCCCATGCCGCCCATCATTTCCTTTTGATTTGGGCCGCTATTGCCCAAATTTTTACCTTCAGTTTTGCCTTTTTTTGCAATGCCGTCAGCTGATCGTGTATATGCCATGTTTAAACTCCTTAAGATATAGAGACTGTACCAACAAATGTCGTTGCCACCAAGTAGTTGGGGGTCAATTCTGCATCAAAAAATCTAGATCCACCTACAGGTGCCCAACCCCACTGAATGTCTCGCGAACCACCAGACAGATTGCCTAGTACGTTTACACCAGACGTTACATAGGTTGTATCTTTACGTGGGTTACGCAAGGCCTGCGGATCATCTACTGGGAACGTGCCAAGCATTAACTGCGGTTGATCTGGATCCCAGCATTCTGGACACACCAATAACTGATACTGACGCTGCTTAATGACCTCGGTCTTAAGCTTCTTTAATTTGTACTGCTGTCCACAGCGATCACATTCAGCAATCGCAATCTTGCCGGATGCAAATCGGTTACCCATTACATACTCCCACCGATAAACATCTGACGGGGTACAAATCTAACAGCAGCTTTCTCGCGGTCTTCGCCAGCAGCCAGATCAAACTGCTCGTTGTATGCAGCTTTGAGCATATCAAGGCGAGGCATTAACTCAGGCACTTTCATGGCAATGTGATATGCCAGACCAGCAACAAGGCAAGGCAGGAAGCGAAAGTTCATGTCTGCTGTCTCAACACCAGCGCCAGCATCTTGCACTCTGCGCAGTCTCCAATACACAAACTGGTAAGGAGTAGAGTTGTCAGGCGTAGGCCAGACAGTTACAGCAGGAAGCTGGGGCACATACACCGCAGTATTAATCACATGAGAAGCTGCGGTCGTATTGTTCTGGCCACGGAACACACCGCCTAGGGTATTCCCTGTGACGTATGTGTAATAGATGTCTTCATTGTCTAGGCGTATAAACCCAGCATTGGCTAACCCAACCACCGTGTTAAGCGTGATCGTGGTGTCTGTAGAGTTGATGGCTGAAGCAAGCGTAGAGCTTGTAGGATTGACTTCACCAGACAAGCGCTGGACCCAGACTTGGATTGGACGCGCCTGCTGTAGCTTGTTTGGGATGGTCGCATAAGTAGAAACACTAATACGTGTGATGGTGAGATCAGCCTGTGTAGACGCAGTGTTTGACCCAGTACGGATGACCTGCTCTAGCAGATCAATGGTGTCTGTAGGTAATGCGTATGTAGCCAAACCGGGAGTCAGGTTAATGATACCCTGCTCCATGGTCCACATGTTGATGCCACGGTTCTGCCACTCAATGGTCATTAGGTTCATTGACCTGCGTGCTGTACGCAAGTCATAACCTGAACGCATCTCCCGGCCCGCACGCTCCCATGCTTCCTCGGCAATTTCCGTGAAGTCAAGATTAAAGAGGGTTGAGCCGGTAGTGGTCATCTAAATCCTGCCGTTTTCTTTGCTATTGCTTTGGGTTGAGCTACAAACTGTTTACCAGACGCCTTGCCAGCACGTTTGGCCTTGGTTGTAGCCGCATACTCTTGGGGGGACAAAGACTTAATTGCTGCTTCAGGCAAATATCGCTCACCCGTCTTGCTTGACGGTTTACCAGACTTAGTGCGCCATTTCTGGTCACCCCAATCCTTGAGTGATTTCTGAGGAGCTTTCAATCTCTGTACCCTCCGCCAGCTTCTTTGTATTTCTTAGCAACAAGTTGCGCTTTACGGGCAGACCATTGGCCTGCGCCTGTGCCGTGAGTTGCCGCAGCTTTAACCTGAGACACAATTCGTTTACGCAGGCCGGGTTTGGTGTAGTTACCAGCAGCGTTGACCTTACCGCCTTCAGCATACTGCGTGAAATCGGTATTGTCCCTACGTGCCTTGCGTACACCTTTGGGTATTTTGCTTGGTAGCATTGCTCCCATACCACGGCTGGCAATCATACAAATTTGCCTCGTGTTTTGCCTTTTGTAGCACAACCATCTGCACGGCTAGATGCAGAAGAAACTTTGCCGCCGCTTTTGTAACCCATGTCGCTAATCTTCTTGCGATCACGTGCATCTTTAGCATCACGCTTGGCTTCTTCGATTGCATCGAAGTTAGCAGGCTTTTGAACGCCTCGCATCTCACGCTTCATGCCAGCATCTGCTTCACGGGCGGCTTTGGCTCCCATTTCTTTACGAGCAGCAGCTTCTGTACCCAAATCGCCACGGACGGCACGGACAGCATTAGATATGGCTTGACCGGGGCCAGAATATGTACCCGCCGACATATCGTACTTATCTAAACCTTTGGCACGAGCACTAGCCGCCATGGGTGAATCACCAGAAACCTCATCATCCTCACTTGTTAAGCCAAGTGTGCGGATGCGGTTTTTAACTGCGTTGAGAGTTCCCATGTTTTTTCCTTAGCAAATCTTGCAACGGGTTTTGCCTTTGGTGGCAATACCATCAGCACGTCTAGACGCAGATGAAACCATGCCGCCAGAGGCATACTTCATGACTTTGCCGCCACGTTTGTAACCAATTGCGCCACCGCTGGTATCTGACTCATCCAATGACTTCTTGGGCTTTTTAACAAAGTCAGACTTCATCAACTTATCGCGGGCTTCGTCAGCTCTTGCATCTTCTCTAGCCTTACCAGTCAAGCTGCGATATGACGTAGATTTAGGAACTACATCCGTTACATCTGATGTTTTGGTGGCTTTACGAGGACCTTCAAGCAACTTGCGAGGCCCTTCAAGAAGTTTTTTAGAAGCATTAGTGCCAATTTCTTTAAGGTATGGCGAGGCTTTTTCTGCAACTTCTTTTGCACCTTTGGCCATTCTGCCAAACTTGCTTCTTGCCAACAAAGCTGCAGCAGCCGCTCCAGCGCCGCCAATCAAAGCGGTTGGATCTTCTGCCAAAGCAGATTTGGCTTTTTCTTTCATGCCTTGAACATCCATCTTTTCTGCGGTAGATGGCTTCTTATTTTTCTTAGCAGCATAGTCAGCCAACTCTTCGGCAGTTGGGCCGCGCTGATTGCCTGTGCCAACAGGCTTGGTGCGGTCGATCAATCTAGGCACTGAGAAAGATTCAGGCGTTAATTTGGGAGCGGCAGGCTTAGATGCTGGCACTGTCGGCTTGCTTGCTGCTGGGCGTGTTGGCTTAACTGTTTCGCCAGAGCTGCGGCCTTCACTAGGACCATAGTCTGAATACATGTCGTCAGACAAAGGGCGGGCAGATGGAGCTGGCGCAGCCGGGGCAGAAGGAGCGCGTTGCGCGGCACGCATAGCCTCACCCTCATCTTCCATGGTTTTGGCATATGCACGGCCAGCGCCGAAGCGGTTGTACGCCTCTGAACCGGGCTGATCAATGTTGCCCATACGAAGACGCTCAAAAAAGCCTACTGGCGCTTCTTTGTTGGAGATTTCTA